CTTTGGGGTCCCTAGCTATATTATTAGATATAGCAGATCATCAGTAAAATGATGATCCCCACTAAGCTTAGCTCACGGTAACGTGGGCGGCTCACCAGTCCCCGAAAGGGAACTTGGCTGGTGATGGTAGCCTTATGCCTTAAATAAGGTATGTCACTACAGCTATATACTCAACTATAGGATTATATCCTATGATGAAGTATCTAGCTGATACTGAGAAGTATCAGGTAGCTGTTATACATAACGGTAGCAAGGCTCACTGAACCTGTAGTAACTAATATAATTAGTAATTACTTAGCAGGACAGGGAACTAATCCAGAGTAACCGACTGCTGGATGAAACCCCAACTTATTATTTATAATAAGATAGGTTCTCATCTTGCAACCGTTTATCCAGAATAATTGGTTTATCTTTCTTATGTACTATGTTATTTAATCAAATATGAACCACTGTTATTAAACTAACAGACGGTCTATTTGGAATCAAAGAACATAATACAACTAAGAGATTCCTTAAGCTTGTTTTCAGTATGCTAAAAAATAATGGCTCATTATGAACCATTGCATACATGAAACAAGTTCGTTTACACATTACCAGGTATATGGTTGGAAAACCATTACTTGTTAATGATAAACGGGTCTCTCTGAAGAAAGGCTTCCCAACTCGCTTTTACTTCCTTAAAGATATTATAGACTCAGGTTCATTAAATAAAATCAGATTTGTTCTGACATTACTTAATGTTTCTAAGTGTATAACTCCTAAGAAAGGTGAAGAATGACCTGTTAGTTACGACTCAATCATTGCCCCTTATAAGGGTAAATCTTACACTATACCTTCATGGTATATTCGTAAGTGATTGAGGGATAACAAACTGAGAGCTTACACACCTGCATATAGTCTTAACGACTTCTATGTAAGTATGAAAGCTTCACCTCAGGGTCCTGCGTTGATGAGTTTATGATCATCTATTGTTAGATGCTCATATCCCACATTGCAGGCTTTCCTGAACGTCATGAATTGTAAATCGCGTTATGGTAAGACTTATATAAGTTATTCAGTTTTACTGAATGATTTATTTAATAAGTTTTACACATTCGCTTTTAACAATATTGGTAATTTACCTGAAGATCGTAACAGATCTTCTGGTTCACTTAAAAGTGAATTAATCGGTAAATTAGCAATTGTGGATGCTCCTGAGGGTAAGAAACGTGTAATAGCCACTGTTGACTATTTCACTCAATTCTTACTTAGGCCTATTGGGAAAGAGATGTTTAAGATTCTTAAACAGCTCCCTACTGATAGGACCTTTACTCAGGACCCACATCATAACTGGGAAAACCAAGGTGGGTCATTTCACTCGTTAGATTTAACAGCTGCTACTGATAGGTTCCCAGTTTCTTTAGAGGCCAAAGTTATGAAATGATTATTTCAGAACGATGATCTCGCGAGAAATTGACAGTTCTTATTAGTAGACAGGGCGTATGAGCTCCCAAATGGTCCTGATGGTTCACCTTTCAGTGAAGCATTAGGAGCCAGCTTCGTTCGTTACGAAGTTGGACAACCAATGGGTGCTCATTCATCTTGAGCCATGTTCTCTATTACCCATCACTTAGTCGTAGCTTGAGCTGCACATCTGTGTGGCTTAAGCCGCTTTAATAATTATATATTATTAGGTGATGACATCGTTATTTATAATGATGCCGTCGCTCATAAGTATAAAGTTATTATGGCTAGACTCGGTGTTGATATCTCTTTTGCGAAAACACATGTATCGAAAGATACATATGAATTTGCTAAGAGGTGAATCAAAGTGGGTAGAGGGGAGTTAACTGGTTTACCGCTTCACGGACTCGCTCAAAACATTATTAATCCGAAGATAATCTTTCAGATTATTTTCGATTATGTTAATAATGGTAAGAGTGGGTTGGTGTTACGCGTGAGACTTGTTAGCTTAGTGTTAAATTTGTTTAAAAGTTTAACCTTCAAGGTCAAACGGAAAACAAAAGATAACAAATGAAAATTTGTTACTTTTAGATTCCCAATGAAATTGTTGGTCAAAAGTTTAAACAGGTTTAATACCTCATTACGGATTGCCCATAATTTGGCAACATATGATGAGAAACGAGAGTTTCTTGCATATGCTACTAAATTCAATGAGCAATTCATGATGCCCGCTTATAGGGATATGCCTCTTGTGTTAAAAGAGGTCCTTTCTAAGGGGATGGTACATTTGGCTTACTCTGCTAATAGTAAAGTTCTATCATTGTATCGACGTTTACGTGATTTCTGTAAAGAATCACTTCACGTTGATGACATGAATGAAATTTATTATCAACCTTTCTTCCATGCTATTTATAGTCATGTTGAAAGGGTGAAAGCAGAGTTGAGTTTGTTCATTTCGCAGCCGACCTATTCATTGGTTGACGCTATGGATAATATCCTCTACATCGATTTCGATGTATTGGTATCATTCAGGCGTAACCCACGAAAGGCGGTTGCTACGATGGATAAACTCTTTGCTAAATCATTATCTGAGATATCTAAACCGATAGAAGATCTGTTTTACGGAACTTCTATGGATTTTATCCCTAATAGATATGAAAATGTTAACAAACATAAGTTTGATGACACTTCCAGATCTATTATCGATACAATCGACAGTATTGCAAAATCATCTTTAGATGAATTTGACACTATTGCCGGTGCAAATACCTCTTCAACACATCAATGGGCGAAGTCGTTAGACGTCAACCATTTATTGTTGTATAATGAATTAAAAGCCGTTAGGAACCAATCAGTTGTATCTGTTCCCAAACTTAATGCTTGAGCTGAGTTCTTTAACGATTGACAAGCGTCAATCCCTAAAGAATAACTCGGGCTCATGCCTTAAGCTTGATTCCAAATAGAACTGTTAGTTCTTCCATATACGGCCCTCACCCGCAGCACTTGAAGAATTTGGCTACGATCCTGTGAAGGAAAGCAGCTAAGTCTCGAATCTTAAGAGAGTCGAGCCTTATTCTTCCAAGTGTGTTGGCGGAGCAAGCTGTATATGGCGGTCATGCGAGC